CCTGCCTCTCTCTCTCCGACTGAATCAAGACCGATGCTGGACAGTCCCTTTAAGACCCGACCCAATCCGAATCAATGACAACTAAAACCAAATCAAAAAAGAAGCTTGTGGGGAATTTGAAACCCCGCCTACATTCGCCATTTCTAAAGGGTCAATCACGCGGAGATGAGGTCGCTGCACTAGCTGAGAGAATCGGCCAGCCTTTATTAGCATGGCAAAAACTAATCTTGGACGATATGTGCGCCATCGATAAGGATTCAATGTTCGTTCGTAAGACAAGCCTGCTTTTGATAGCTCGTCAATCAGGAAAGAGCCATTTAGCCAGAATGAGGTGTTTAGCAGGCTTATTTTGTTTTGGGGAAAAGGACATCTTGATTATGTCCTCTAATAGAGCTATGGCTATGAAGTCATTTAACATAATGGCTGACATCATTGAAAGAAACAACTTCTTGCGAGTTCAACTCAAAGACGGAGACATCAAAAAGGGCATTAGGCGAACTAACGGAGATGAAAGAATCATCCTTGCATCTGGAGCGCAACTAGAAGTAGCAGCGGCAACTTCGGACGGAGCCCGCGGCAGGTCAAGCGACTTCCTCTGGATCGATGAATTGCGTGAGGTCTCAGAAGCCGCGATGGACGCCGCAAAAAGCGTGACCTTAGCGAGAATCAATAGCCAGCGTCTATTTACTAGCAATGCTGGAGATGCTTTCTCAAAAGTGCTTAATGATCTTCACGATTCTTGTAAGCATTACCCGCCTAAGTCTTTGGGCTATTACGAATACTCAGCACCAGAGTTCTGTGACATCTGGGATCGTAAAGCTTGGGCTATGGCAAATCCTTCACTTGGATATTTAATTTCGGAGGAGGCCATCGAGGAGACGATTGCAACTTCAACTCCAGAAGCAGCACGAACCGAGACGCTTTGTCAATGGATAACCAGTTTAAGTTGCCCCTTCAGTACTGAAGTACTTGAAAACAGCTCAGATAACACTCTTGAAATGTCTGTTGGGGCATATACTGTATTCGGATTCGATGTCAGTCCGTCTCGTAGGAACGGATCATTAGTCGCAGGACAACTTCTTCCAGATGGACGGATTGGCATCGGTATCCTTGAAACTTATAGCTCTCAAGTGGCAATTGATGAATTAAAGATGGCAGCAGCTATTAAAGGTTGGTGTGATATTTATCGTCCAAGACTGGTTTGCTTTGATCGTTATGCGACTCAGACAATTGCTGACAGATTGGCTCAAAGCGGCGTGATGGTAGAAGATGTATCAGGCCAACAGTTCTATAAAGCTTGTGGAGACCTTTTAGAAGGTATGACTAATCTTCGAGTGGTTCATAATGGCCAGAAAGAACTTATTGAGCAATTTACAAATACGGCGGCTAAACAGAACGATTCAGCCTGGAGAATCATTAAACGTAAATCCGCAGGCGATATTAGCGCGCCAATTGGACTTGCAATGGTAGTTAGCAAGTTAATGCTTCCGTCACCCAAACCCCAGATTTATACCTAGACACACCTTGCGTGGTATGTCAAATACTTGACATGTGCTACCATTTATGTCTATGGGTATCTTTTCGCGTAAGTCACAAATGGTTGAAGCGCAATATGCACCGCAAGTCATGGGCGAAAATATGCCCAGTCTTTACAATGCAATTTTTGCTCGCGTTTCGCGTCACGATGCTATGTCAGTTCCTAGCGTTGCAAGAGCTCGTAATTTAATTTGTGGAACAGTTGCATCAATTCCTTTAGAGTATTACAAAAGTTCAACTGGAGAAGTAATTTCTGCTCCTCGTTGGATTAAGCAACTTTCTAAAAATCAACCATCATTTGTCACTCTGACATGGTGCGTTGATAGCCTCTTGTTTTATGGCGTATGTTATCTTTTAGTTTCTGAGCGTTATCAGGAAGATGGACGGCCAGCTTCCTTTGAATGGGTTGCTAATTCTCGAGTTACATTTACTACTGATCTTGAAGGCATCATGGTCACTCAATACTATGTTGATATGAAGCCAATCGACATGAACGATATTGTGACAATTCAAGGATTTGATGAAGGCGTATTGGATCGTGGAAGTCGCACAATTCAAGCGGCGATTGACGTAGAGCGCGCCGCAGCAGTTAATTCTGCACAACCACAACCTGCTGGATATATTCGAAATAACGGCGCAGATTTACCACCTAATGAAGTACAAGGATTGTTGTCTGCTTGGAAGCGCGGCGCACAAACAAATTCAACTCGTTATTTAACTTCCACTTTGGAATATAATGCAGTTTCATTTAGTCCCAAAGACATGATGTACGTAGAGGCAATTAGATCACTCAGCACGCAAATTGCCAGAACTATGAACGTTCCTGCTTATTTATTGTCTAGTGAAGATAATCAGAGCATGACATATAGCAACGTTCAAGATGAAAGAAAACAATTTTATGCGATGTCTATTGAGCCATTTATACAGGCAATTCAATCTCGCCTTTCAATGGATGATATTTCAACGTCAGGACACGAAGTCAAGTTCTGTGTTGGAGATACATTCTTAAAACAAGACCCACTTGTTGAAATTCAGGTACTTGAAAAATTACTGAGTCTTGGACTAATTACAACTGAACAAGCAATGGCAATGACGGATTTAACACCAAACGGAAGTGCAGGAATCTAATGGATCAACTAATTATTGAAGCATCATCAATTGAGTGCAATGAAGATCGCCGCGAAATTTCAGGCAAGATTGTGCCAATGGGAACAGGCGAAATCGGCAACACTAATATGGGCGGTGTTGTTTTTGAAGCAGGGTCAATTGAAATCAACGACCCATCAAAAATTAAATTGTTATCTCAACACGATGTAAAAAAGCCAGTTGGACGCATGATTACTGCAACAGTTCGACCAGATGGAATTTATGCAACATTTAAGCTTTCAAGATCAACAGGCGGTAATGATGCACTAATTCAAGCACAAGAGGGATTGGTTTCAGGTCTTTCTGTTGGTGCGGAACTAATTGCATCAAAGCCTTCACGCGATGGACACATCGTTGTTTCATCAGCACGACTCAAAGAAGTTTCTCTAGTTACAGAGCCAGCATTTAAGTCTGCTCAAGTACTTGAGATTGCAGCAGAGGAAATAATCCCTGCTGAACCAACACAACCAGAAAGCGAGCCCATTGTGGAAGAAACCACTCAGGCAGAAGCTCCAGCAGTTGAAGCGGCAGCAGTAGAAGCGGCTCGCCCAACAGTTGCAGTTACTAATGTGCGCGAGCGCATTGCACCAATTTCATCAGCACAGTACCTAGAAGCTAATATCAAGGCAGCAATGGGAGATGATGAGTCTCGCCGCGTAATTCGCGCAGCAGATGATTCAACTTCAACAAATACTGGTTTGACTTTGCCGTCACACCTAAACACTTTTCTAACAGATACATTTTCAGGACGCCCAGCGTTCAATGCTGTAACTCGCGGATCACTTGCAGGAATCACAGGAATGTCATTTACAATTCCACGCCTTTACACAAATGCTTCATCAGCAAACGTTGCACCAACAGTTGCAGCAGTTAATGAAGGCGCAGCAACATCAGAAACTGGAACGACAAGCGCCTATGATACCATTTCGATTCAGAAGTACAGTGGCCTTAACGAAGTATCTTTTGAGCTCATTGACAGAAGTTCTCCTGCGTTCATGGAAGTTCTTATGGCAGAACTTCGCAAGGCATACGAAAAGGCGACAGATACAGCGCTTATTTCTGCGTTTGGAACTTCAGGAACAGCAGCTGCAACAACAGCTGCAACAGCAGCAGGAGTTCAGTCATTTATTGCAACTGAATCAGCAGCAGCATACAAAGGAACTGGCGGCGAGTACGCCAACAAGCTGGTAGCATCAACTGATGTTTGGGCAGCCTTAATGGGTTACACAGATGACAACAAGCGTCCTTTATACGCAGCAGGAAATCCTCAAAACAATTCAGGTGCAGTTTCAGTTGGATCAAATGTTGGAAACGTACTTGGTACAGAGCTCATTGTGGATCACAACATCACAACTGCAGGCGTCATTGATGATTCAATGTTCCTAGTTGCTCCAGGTTCTGTTTATACATGGGAATCACCAGCAACCGAACTTCGCGTTAATTTACTTGGAACTGGTCAAATCCAGATTGCACTATATGGTTATCTTGCAATTTACGTTGGCAAATCAGGTAAAGGCGTACGCCGCTTTAACCTTACTTAATAAGTAAGGAACACTAAGTCGCTCTGAGGGGTAGTAGCCCTCTACCCCTCAGAGTCTTTAGAAAGGAATGGGAATGTCACTCTGCACAGTAGCCGAGCTTAAAAGCGTACTTGGCGTAGGCTCATTATATTCAGACGCGACAATTCAAGAAGTGTGTGACGCAGCAGATGCAGTCCTACTTCCAATGCTTTGGGCTCCTAAATGGTTTTCAGTTGCACACGAAAACATAGTCGGACAAGGAACTCTTTACTTTGATGATCCAGTTCGCGATACTTTTTATGTAGGTCAGAGCGTAACCATTGCTAATTCTGGT